ACCTGCCGCTTACTATTAATTCATTTAACCGAACAGAAGAGAAACAGGCACAATTGAGGGCCGCAGGCTATCAGGCCGCAGAGCACTCGCCACATGTGGCTAAGATGGCAGTAGACATCAATACTACCTCACCAGCACAGACCAGGGCATGGGTGATAATATTAAAAAATACTGCCGCTCAGATGGGTATCAAAATAAGAATAGGGTCTGAGCAGTATTTGAGTGTCGGTATGACCTTCATTCACTTTGATGTATGCCCAGAATTTTACGGAATCAATAAACCATTTAATAAACAAGCCCATCCGGCGCCCTGGGAACAGGTGACCTATTGGTAATCATATTATGGAAAAAAAATTAAACCATTTCTTCGCTACTCACTCAAAATGTACTGAGGTGCATGCTACCAGCAATGGACTGTTGTTTATACAAAAACATCACGCTGAAGCTCACGCCTGGGAGCTGAAAGACCGGACGATAAAGACCTATAAAAAGGATGACTATACCGGAGAAGATAGTAAGCCTAATGAACCGATCAGAGGCGTTACTGAGGATGATGTAATGAAAGGCTTAAAACTGAAAGCAGATGAGGAGGCGAAAGCCAAGGCTGACGCTGAAGAAAAAGAGTTAGAGGAACTTCTGAAAAAAGAAGAAGAGGAAAAAGCCAAAGCCAACGAAGAGGCTTTAGCCGCAGAGAATAATCTGAAATCTGGAGTAGTGGAAAATGCGCCAGAGGACGAAACTGCAAAAGCAAAAAAAGACACCGCTAAAAACAGCAATAAATAATCATGGGAAACTTACCAAAAATAACGATCCTTTTTTCAAACGGAAACCTACTCCAGAGTATCACTGCTCTGGATGGTATAAGCGGCCTTGTGGGCACTGGATATACTCCTGCTCTCATTGGCGTACCTAAAACAGTCCTCAACCTGGACGATGCCGTAGCGCAGGGATTTACTGAAGACGATGAGCCAGTGGCCTATCGTCACCTCAAAGAGTTCTACCAGGAGGTAGCGGGTAATCAGGAGCTCCATATTATGCTCGTGCCAGATACGATGACACTGGCGCAAATGGTGGATGATACTGAAGCTGAAGGAGCAAAAAAACTCCTGAGAAATGCGGAGGGAGCAATACGCTTGCTCGCCATTTTCCGAAAACCTGACGACGCCTATAGTGGCGCCGGGTCTGACTTCATTGACGCAGATGTAGAAGCCGCATTAACGATCTCAAAAGCATTTGCAGAGGCCAGACTGGCAGAGCTCTCCCCAATCAGGATACTGATAGAGGGGCGTGTCGCTAACTTTGAGGTAGCAGCTACCGCTAACTATCTGGTGACAGTAGCGGGGTCGGCAGGCGCTGTGGCTTCGCTCAGTGTAAATGACGGAGTTTCCGACATTGTGCTGGGCTCTTATACCGTACAGACCTCTGACACTCCTACGCTTGTAGCGACAGGCTTAAGAGCGGCAATTGCTGCACTTACCAGCACTCACCATTATGTACCCTCCGGCTCTGGAGCGAATGTACTTGTTACAGTGCCCGCAGGCCGTGGCTCAAATGCCAATAGCTATGCACTCACACAGCATAATACTGGCGCTGTCACTGGTACTATCACAGACTTTGCTGGCGGACAATTTGAAGTAACGAACACTCTTCAACCTAAAACATTTTCCAACGGATACGCTGGCGTAGTGCTTGGCGGAACGCTTGCGGATGGCTCGGCCTCTGTAGGAGAAGCGTTGGGACGTGCTGTAAAATATGGAGCTGAAATAAAAATAGGCAAAGTGGCCAACGGCCCTCTGTCAGTTCCAGGGCTAAGATATATAGGAGAGCAACAAATAAAAGACGTGCTCAACCTGGACAGCTTGGCAGGCGATGGATTCATCGTATTTATGAAACATCCTCAAAAAGCCGGGTACTATTTCGGTATCGACAAGATGGCAAGTACTGACGATTATAGACTGCTGGCCTATGGCCGTATAGTAGACAAAGCCGCAGTGATAGCCGCCGCCACATATACCGAAGACCTGGAGGGAGAGGTAGACATAGACACACAGGGCCGAATCGACAGCCTTGCACTGTCTGCATTGGAAACAGAAATACTTCAGCAAATCGCCATCAACATGGGTAGCCAGATATCTGGAGTGTCTGTATACATCAACCCTGCACAAGACGTAATTACTAATGGAGTACTGGCAATACAGATCAGTATAAAACCAAAAGGATATAAAACATTCATCAACGTAACGATAGGCTTAACAACCTTATCAGTTTAATAAATATCAGCTATGGCAGAAACAGCAATAACCACCAGTGAGTGTGCTTGGAGCGCAGTAAGTGTACAGGTATTAGGCCGTAAGCTTACAGGCCTTCGTGGATTTTCCAATAAAAAATCTGTGGAGAAAGAACCGCTTTATGCAAGTGGCCCCGATCCTGTAGACATCACCACAGGGAATAAAAAGTATGAGGGAAACCTAAAACTTTTAAAATATGAACTCGACCTCATGAATGACGCGGCGCAGGCTGCGGGATATGAGGACATCACAGAAGTACCTCACACTCTTATAAGTATTGTAACGCAATACAAGAAAAATGAGACTGATCCTATTCGTACCATTTCTGCAATGGGCGTGGCCTTTATGGAAATGGATGAGGCTATGGAGCAGAATGCAAAAATGACAGAGGTGACTCTGAACTGGATTGCAATGAAAATAGTGCATACCAAAAGATAATAACCAATTAATCGCTTAGTATATGATTAAAGATAATCCAAAGAAATACGACTCTATGAAAGAACTTCAGGAGCGTGAAAGGAAAGAGCTCGAAAAAAAATACCACGAGCTCTGCAACGCTAAAGCCATAGAATTACATGGTGAAAAAACACTGAAGCAATGGAGTATGGAGTATCAGGGCCTTTGGTATCTCTATATCCTCGATGATAAAGAGGAGGCGATAGAAAAATACTGTGTAATGAAATCCATTAATCGGGGCATCCTTTCTTTTGCAACTACTAAGATCGCAGACCAAGGATTATACGCCTTCCTGGAGGAGTGTATGAGACAGTGTTTCATTGCTGGAGATACAGAAATACTTGACAAAGACGAGTACTTCATTCCTGCGGCGATGAAATTCAACGCGATACTTGAAGGTAAAAAAGCGGGGCTCGTAAAAAGATAAGCGAGGCGGTAAAAAATTATCAAAATACTGGAATAGATTTCTATGAAACGCTAGTCGAGTATTATACCGGGCGTGACGCCTCGCTCCTCTCAGATGACGCCCTGGCCCGCAAAGTGGCCCATATTTATAAGATTAGAATCATGGAAGCAAAATCCAATAAAATCTAATAAAATGAATCTTGATTTTTTTGTACGGATGAAAGACTTTATGAGCAGTGGGCTAGTGAAACTAGCCGCCACTGCTCAGTCGTCGTTTACAAAAGTACAGAATCAGGTAAATAAAGTAACTGGCAGAAACAAACTACTCTCCTCCAGTTTCAGCGAAATAGAGCGTAACATCCAACGAGTAGAGCAAGCTATTTCCACCAGTAGAATCCCCTCTCAAATACGAGCGGCCCGGCAAGAGCTGGAGAAGCTCCAGCGGATGGCCAATGGTCACTCCGGTAATACCAACAGACCAGGCGGCGGCGGATTGGCTGGCATGGCCCGTCAGTTCTTGCCTGCTTTGGGAGTGGCTGGTATCATGGCCCTTGGAGGCTCTGCCCTGAGCAATGGACTGGAGGCGCAAGCCAGAAGTAAATCGTTTGAGGTGATGGCTGGCAAAGAAGCGGGCGGTAAACTAAATAACAATCTTACCAAGTACGCCCAAGATTCCATTTATGGAAATGAGGTTTTCCAAAACGCTCAAACCATGATGGGATTTGGCATTGACGCTAAGGATGTAATGCCGTCTATGAAAATGATAGGCGACATAGCCATGGGTGATGCCAATAAAATGAGCTCTCTTACTCTGGCCTTTAGTCAGGTGAAAGCCGCCGGAAAACTCACAGGCCAGGACTTGCTCCAGTTTGTGAATGCGGGATTTAACCCGCTCCAGGTAATGGCAGAAAAAACAGGAGCCTCAATAGGAGACTTACGTAAAGCCGTCAGTGATGGCGCCGTCAGTTTTGAAATGGTGGAGGCGGCCTTTAAGACCGCTACCGGAGCAGGCGGCAAGTTCCACAATATGACTGAAGAAATAGCCAAAACTGACTTTGGCAAGATGAAAGCTTTTGAGGGACAACTGGAAGGCCTATCCGTAAAGGTAGGCGGTATGTTGGCTCCAGCGCTTGGCAACTTAATATCAAACTATCTTGTACCGTTGGTAAACTGGCTTTCTGCGGCGGCTACCTGGATACAAGAAAACTGGAATTGGATAGGGTTACTCGTAACAATGATAACGGCTGCGGCTGCGGCTTATAGCCTCCTGGCATTGTATACCAATGCCTTGGCAGCGGCGCAATGGCTATGGAATATAGCGTTATCAATGAACCCTATTGGGCTTGTAATAGCCGGGATAGCGGCATTAGTGGCAGGAGTACTCTACGCCTGGAATACTTTTGAAGGATTCAGGATGGTGATCTATGGCCTTTGGGGAGCGTTTAAGCAAGTCTTTGAAAATATAGGCGGAATGTTTAAAGCGATATTCCAACCCATCTTTGACGCCATACAGGCCATTAAAGACGGCGACTATGCCAAGGCTGGGATCGCAGTAGCAGAGATCGGCGCGAACATGGCAACCCTTGGAGCCTATGGTGGTTCAAAATATGTTGCTGAGGGAGGTCTTACCAAAGGGGTTGCTGATGCCTATACCAATGGCGCTAAAGAGGGATTGAATAAAGCGGCCTCTGTAGGGACAACAAATAAGGATAGTGGAACGCCTTCGACAGCCGCGCCAAGTGATGCATTTAATGCGCTCAAAGGATACAAGGGCGGTAGTGATGATAGTGCCGCAAAAGGCGTCACCAGCGCAGGGCCGCGAGTGATCAATATCAACGGAGTAAAATTTGCGGAGACGATCAACATTAAATCTGACAATTTGCCGCAGGCGGTTGATGAGATTGAAAAGAAGTTTGAGGAAATGTTTTTAAGAGTACTTAACAGTGGCGCTCAGCTTCAGGACTAATGTCTACGATAGCAATAGAACTACAACAATTGTATTACCGACAGTTTGGTACAAAGCCAGTAATACCAGCAGCGCAACCCAGGGCGGCAGATTTGCCGTTTTTAATTACTGGTAGTAATCCCGGAGCGCTTAGCGATAGAGGCTCTGCGCTAACAGCGGAATACAAAGGGCAAGAAATATGGTTGCCTATAAAGTTCTTTGAATTAGATACAAAAGTATTTGGAGTTTCTGAGCTTCTGATCCCTTATGCCTCAATCAGTATCTCATCGAGCAAAACGATAATAAAGACGCCACTCGCAGAAAGACGAGGTAGTGTAAGAGAGCAGTATAATATTGATGACTATAAAATAAATATTAAAGGGTTCATTGTTGGCTATGACAAAAGCGGAATATACCCAATGTGGCCAGAGGATGAGATTATGGTTTTGAAAAAACTATATGAACTTAACGAAGCGATAAAGCTGGACAATGCATTGACTAACGTGTTTATAGGGGATGACCATCGTGTGGTGATTGAGCACATAGATTTTCCAACAGTGGAAGGTGGAAAGAAAAATTACAGGCCTTTTACGATGAGCCTGGAGAGTGATAGCGTGTTTACCCTGGAGTTGTAATGTTTGTAATGACAAGTAATATAACGATTGGAAGCTTTAAAAATATAAAGCCTCACTCCTTCCACTGGGAACGGAGCCGTAGCAATTTTACCGACACTGCAAAAATAAAACTGCCAGCAATAGCCATGCTGAAGAAAGAAGGAGATCAATACCAGCGGGTGCAAACCGGACTCCAGTTTGAGGAGGGGATGAAGGTAGAAATAAACGCCGGGTATGGAGGAGCCAATGATTTGCAGTTTAAGGGCTTCGTGAGCCGTCGAAATTTTACGATACCTATGGAGCTGGAATGTGAAGGATATGCGTACCAGCTTCGTAAAAAGATAGGATTCAACAAGAGTTATACCAATACCACAGTAAAGAAAATATTAATAGACTTAATCGCGGGAACAGATATAAAACTAAGCGATGCTATTCCAGATGTACCGTTGGCGAAAGCCACATTTCAGAATGTGACCGGTACCCAGGTACTGGAATGGTTTAAAGAAAAATGTTTACTGACTGTATGTTTTGATTTTGATGTACTCTATGTCGGCCTCCTGGAAGTGTCGCCAACGATAGAAACAAAGTTTCGATTGGGCTGGAATACTGTAAAAGACGGAGAGCTGAAGTTTAACAATAAAAAAGAGTTTGCCGAGGTAAGGATCAATGTACAGAAGCGAGGGAAGAACGGTAAAAAAAGTAATGCAATTGTAGGCAAGAAAGATGGACAGGTGAAAGTGGTAAAATCTGTAATTGATGATCCGGTGATCCGCCAAAGGATAGCTGAACAGGTAAAAAATAATTTAGTAAACAAGGGATATGAGGGAAGTATCACCGCGTTTTTAAAACCTTTTGTACAACCTGGGCAATCAGTAAGTATTGAAGATACTAACTATCCAGAGCGGACCGGAAAATATTTTGTGACAGGTATAAAAGGTGAATTTGGAACAAGCGGAGGCCGACAAAAAATAATGATCGGTAATAGTTTATGACAAGAGAACAGGAGATCAGAGACGCATTAAGAGAGTTTGCAAGCAAGGTAGGGCCGTTGGGTTCTGTGCTTGGCACAGTAAAGAGTGTAGATGAAGGGGCGTTTACCTGTGTGCTTTTTGATGAGGATAGTAATACTGAATTGATAGACGTAAGGCTAAGGCCCGTATTGGATGATAATGAGTTTTTCACGGTAATCCCGAAAGTAAACACCTGGGCTCTGGCCATAAGGATAGAAGAGGATGAGGACTGGATGATATTGGCCGTAGGTGAAGCCGATAAATGGAAACTTAAAATAGGCAATACTACTCAGGAGATAGATAGCAATGGAATAGTTTTTAATGGCGGTAGCCTGGGGGGAATGGCAAAGATCGCAGAGCTTAATAATAATTTTAATTCATTGAAAGTCTATTGTGAAGCAATGAAAGCGGCAATAGCCGCAGGGTTGAACGCTGTAGGAGTTGCCGAATTGGCCAACGGTGGAACCGGAGCCGCTGCATTTAATACAGCAATGGCAGCCCAATCTATTACCATTGAAAATATGGAAGATACTAAAGTGAAACACTGATGAAAGACTTTCTATTGAGCGATACTGGAGATTTGAAAATTGAAAACGGAGACTTTGTGGTGGGGACAAGTGATGCTCAAAACCAACGCCTTTTGTTAATACTTCCTAAAGGGTCAATAAAAGAATTTCCTACAGCAACTGTAGGGCTTAGTAGTTTTCTGGAGACTGAAGACGAGGCCGGAATGCTGCGAGAGATTCGTAACAGGTTTACTGATGATGGCATGGAAATAAAACAAATGGGATTTGATAAAGATGGTAATCTATTAATGGACCCGCAATATAAATGATATCAGTGACCGTACAAGATGGGCAAACCATCATAGATATAGCAATACAAGAGCTTGGCGATCCTGGGAGGATATTTGAGATCGCGGCTTTAAATAATATGTCAATTACTGATTTGCTGGTAGTAGGTTCTCAAATAACAGTACCTGATTATGATCAGACAAAAAAGGAGATAGTGAAAATATTTTCAAACCAAAGTAATAAGCCCGCCTCCGGGTACTTTAGAAATGGGGCAAATGATCCAGTAATAAAAGAAGGGATAGACTATTGGGCTATCAGAAACGATTTTATAGTATCATAATATGGCAAGAACAATAGATCAGATAAAGCAAACAATATCCGATGCGGTAACGACTGATGATAATCTTAAAACGGAACTTACGAGTACGTCAAGTGTATCACTGTGGGGTCTATTTGCTTATGCTGTGGCTTATTGTGTATTTACATTGGAGACTTTATTTGATAATCATAAAGCAGATGTAGACGCAATAATTAGTATACTGAAGCCTCACACTCCAAGATGGTATCAGGCGAAATCGTTGAGTTTTCAATACGGCTATGCCCTAGTAAGCGAATCGGATTACTATGATAATACCGGGATTTCAGAGGATGATATAGCAACTAGCAAAATAATAAAATATGCTGCGATCAACGAGGCTACAGCGGAGAGTCGATTGATCATAAAAGTAGCAACAGAAGCGAGCGGTGTATTACAACCTCTTACCACTCCTCAGATAGATTCATTCACTGCTTATATAGCTCGCATAAAGGATGCAGGAGTATATACAACGATCATTAATTATCTACCGGACCAATTGTATTTATACATTCGAATTTATTTCGATCCGCTTATACTGGATAGTACCGGAGCGAATATACTGGATGGAGGGAAACCTATAGAGGATGCGCTGAATGAATTTGTAAGGACGTTACCATTTAACGGCGAGTTTGTAGTGGAGAGTCTTGTAGATAAACTACAACAAGTGCCGGGAGTGGTAATACCTCATGTTGATAATGCGCAAAGTAGTTTTATTGATCCTGACACTTCAATGTATGGAACCCCTGTAAACATTGATGTAAAGAAGACACCAGAGTCAGGTTATTTTCAAATTGTAAATTTTGATAACATCACCTATTTGCCGAATGTATAATATTAATTACATAATGCTTTTAACATGGCTAATCCCTTACGATTTGCAGTATCCATATATCATGGGGTATGTAAATAGTTTGATAGCTCCAATAAAAGTATTGTATAGCGATTTCAAAGACAAGCGACTGAGAGATTATTATAAGCTTACTCACAATGGTCAAGTTTGTTACCTGGAGGCTGCGCTGAATGATAGCTTTGATGATGTACATAGGAGAATATATATAAAAGACGGGAATAAATTTACTCGCTTTTACATATTTACTCCAGGTGAGTTAAAGCCAAAATATTTAGGAACTCAGTACATACATCCGGTTTCTGATTTCGCAGACTCTGGAATAGATTTTATTGTGGTGGTTCCTTTGGAATTGAAACCGCTTATAAACTCGTATGCGATCAATTCAATTATAAATTATTATAGGCTAGCAAGTAAACGATATAGCGTAAGTTATGAATAGAGCAGAATTTAACCAGACGGGCGGGTTTCCATTTGAAACTGATACGCTGGATTTTTTACAAAAAGTTCATACGACTTTGCAGTCTATGGCTGCCGCTATTTGTGGCGCTACGCCTTGTATACTTAGTGGCTGCGTGGTTTCCGGGAGTAGTGTAAGCGATGGATATGTAGTAATAAATGGCGAACTATTACCATTTAAAGGAGCTACAATCAGCGCCAATGTTGGCATTATTGAAACGATCAGTAATAAATCATTCCAAGATGGCAGTAATAAGCCTGTGTATTATGATAGGTACGCAACATTTACGCTGACTGGCGCTACGCCGTGGAGTAGTTTTGTTCCTGCAAAATCATTGATAAGATTGAATGGTTTTACCGGAACGATTACAGATGATTATAACGTCGGTGGTACTGATAAAACGCCGTCAGCAAAGGCAGTGAATGATTTGTTTAACAGGCTTGCTCCCGCGTCTATGGATGACGCAATAAATAACAGAATAATAGTAGGCTCGCCGCCTATTACCCTATCATCATTCTTCTTTAATAACGGAGTAAAAGCTGGAGGACAGGTAAGAGTTACTGGTCGATTTTCAATAACTGGGATAAGCTATGTAAATGGAGTTTCTATATTACTGGTATTAGACAATAATTTTAAAATGAAGCCGGGAACTAAGTTGACGGGAGTTTTAATGTTTAACACTACGTCCTTAGCGTTTGTTGAATCAGGCAGTTCTGTAGATAGCAATGGGAATATTGTACTTGGATTACCAGCTGAATTTTATGCCTCCGCAACCACAGAAATTTTTATTGATATAACCGGATTAAGCAATTATTAAGCTATGGCAATACAAGCAAGAAATACATTAAAGGGTTGGTTCAAGACAGGAAAGAAACCAACACAGGCACAGTTCAGCGATTGGCTGGATAGTTATTTTCATGTGAATGATAATATCCCTTTGTCCTCTGTCATTGGTTTGGTAGATATACTTAACAACACTGCGGCTGCGGATTCATTGACCGCTCACGTTGCTGACCTATCGGCTCATGGGCTGGATGGGTATGTTAAGTTAGATGGTAGTCGTGTGATGACTGGTAATCTTGATTTCGGAACTCATAATTTAAATAATGTTGGGATAATTAAAGCTTCGAGCTTTGCTGGTTATATGACTGATGCAAGCTCTAACTCTTCTTTAGATTTTAGAAATAGAAGTCTTGTTGCTTCTGGCGGAGCACTGGTTTTGCTGTGGGAAAGTCAGCAATTGGTTGATACTGCTGATAAAATAAGTATTGATTGGCAAAACAGATCAATCCGGGATGCTGCACAATTATTAGCAATAAATTATCAGTCTAGGACTCTGGTAAATGTTGCTCAGAATATTATAGCAGATTGGTCAGGTGATAGGTTGTCGCTAAATGCAGCTCCTTTACTTGCGAATGATGCAGCTACAAAAGGTTATGTGGACCAACTCGTAGAGGGCTTAGACTGGAAAGAAGCCGTAGACATTGCTACTACTGCCAATATTACACTTTCAGGACTTCAGACAATAGATGGCGTTTCAGGCATCGCTGATATGCGTGTGCTTGTTAAAGATCAAACTACAGCTACGCAAAACGGTATTTACCTTATGAAGTCTGGGAGTTGGGTAAGGTCTGACGATGCGAGTATCGGTAGTGAATTAATTTTTGCTGTTGTCCGCATAAAACAAGGTACAGTTAATGCTGATAAGGTTTTCAGGAATGATAATGAAACTATTACTATAGGTACTGATAATATTGTGTTTTCTGAATGGTCTTTATCTTCTTATACTGTAGGGACAGGGTTGACTTTAACGGGCAGTCAAATTGATTTTGATACTGCTTATATAGATATCGCAAATCGTAAATTAAAAGATCAATTTGGTACAACAGCACTGACTTGGACATCTGCTGGTAGATTTTTAATTGACAATAACAATAAGGCTAGAGTAGATTGGAATAATGCACAACTTTTAGATTCTGACGGGGCTACTATAGTTGTTAATTGGGGGAATAGACAGCTTGTTGATTCTGGGTCTAAGATAGCAGTTGATTGGGAAAATTATTATTTAAAAAATACGACAATAGTAATTGACTGGTTTAATTATCGAATGTATAATGCTACTGATCTTTTCTTAGACTGGGGAAATGGAAATTTTTTCAAAACTTCCGATACTACAAAAGCATTAGGTATTTTTGATAGATCATTTTATAATGGAGCTGCTAAATCTTGGAAAAGTCAAGTAGGTACAGGCTTAGCATTTGCAGCAATTGGGGGTGTGATATCTGATCATTATAATGATGTTGGCACTGTTACAACTGCTGAAGCAGATTTGTATTCAGATACAATTATAGCTAATACTCTTGCCAATGATGGTGATAAAATAGTAGCATACTACTCAGGGATGTACACCCCTACATCAACTGACAATCGTGAATTGATTGTTTACTTCGCTGGGCAAGCAGTTTTTGGCTCAAATAACATCAATTATACTACCACTGTACAGCCATTAGGATGGGAAATTATAACAACAATAATTAGAACATCTTCGACAACAGCTAAAGCTACAACTAAGTTAATAACAGCAACCTCTTCTTTTACTGACGTTGAAGATATTACTGGTTTAGATTTTACCATTGATAATATTTTAAAGATCACTGGCACAAGTGGAACAGGTACTACGAATGACATAATTGCAAAAATGGCATACGTAGAGTTTAAGGCGACAAATTAAAATTTAAAAATAAATATATGATTGGACAAAAAGAACTACAAGAGCAATTGGATGGATTGTTCCTATCAAAAAATGAAACGCAAACGCAGTTAAATAACGCTCAAAAGGCTGTACAACAATTCAGCGCTAGTATCATCGCTACTGATGGGGCTATCAAAGCTACACAGATGCTGATAGATAAGTTAAAGGCCATGGATAAGGCTGAAGAGGTAGATAAAGCACCTGAACTGAAGGTCTTACAACCTGAGACAGCGGAATAGATAAAAGACTAATACTTTAACAATTATAAAAGGCCTCAAATTCAATTTTGAGGCCTTTTTGTTATTTTTGAGTAACTGGTATATTTGTACCGTTTCGTTTTTATTCGGTTACCATTTAGTTTTCGCGCTTATGTGAGTCAGTGTTATTTGACGCAGAAAGAAAAATTCTTTATGTAGCCAATATCAACGGAATGCCTACAGATAAAGATAAAAACGGATTTATTTCTAAAGTAACCACAGACGGTAAAATCGATAAACTGGAATGGGTAGAAAAAGCGAGCGCTGAAATCGAGCGCATGCAGGAAGCGACGACCGTCTGCGCGCATTGCCCGGCATGTCTGCCGTTCGACATCGCGGGCGACGGCGAATCTGT